ATGACATTGCTTGGAAGACTTGAAGTGATGCTATTGACCGGGGAAATCACCGAAGAGGAATACAAGGTCAAAAAAGCGGTCTATGTTGAAACCTTGCTTGAATTGTATGTCAAAGATTTAATTACAAAGGAAGAATTATATGAAAAGCTCAATCAATAATGTGGTATATTTACAGTCCAAGATTATATCACATTTAGAAAAAAATGTCAATAACAAGTCAACTATTAGTCAACTATGGGTCAAGTAAATTGTTTAATGTAAGAAAGGAAACACACTATGAAAAACTCAATCAATGAAGAAATCATCAAAGCACTTGAAATTTTGGGTGTTAAAGGAGAAATAACCCTTCACCCACCCATTGACCCTTTGCGAATCGTTGTCACCGTAAATGGTGAATATTTCGGCATTTGGGATGTGTTAAGAAAAACATTTGTGGATTAAAATAAAAAAGAGGACAAGCCGAAAAAGCTTGTCCTTTTATATGCCCCAAATTTCGCTTCTGTGGGGCTTTCTTTTTTACCCTTCCAATTACCCCTAAAATCTTTTTAATGGCAATGGTGCTTGTCCCCTCTTCTGTGGCAAGCCATGGAAGGACTTCACCCTTTCCATCTTGCTTTTGTGCTTCGGACATCCACATGGACAAAGGAATTATAAGTGCCAATGCCCCCACTTTTCGGCATGAGCTTTTCCACATAGGCTGCAACCTTTTTTGGACTAACCCCTTTGACCTTAATATCTGCCGCTTTGCCATAAAGGTGGAAACTATAAGTTTGACCCCCTACGGCTTTATTTCTTCCCGGTGTTCTATAAGCTGAAGTGATTGTCACACTCTTTCCAAAATGGGTGCGAATCTTCTGAAGAACATTCACCAAGTCAGAATCAATGAAGATGGGGTCACTTCCATCATTACATGCAAATTCTTTCACCTTGAAATTTGTTGAAAGCTTTTTGTTGCCATCCTTTGCTTTTGAATATGCCTTGATTGTCATTTTTCATCTGTCCTTTCCAAAAATCAATATTTGATGGCAAAGATTATCAATGTACTGATAATAATTGCTATAAAACATTTCAAATCGGGTGATATAAATGAAAAAAGGCAGTCACCCCAAAGAATGACTGCCTGCTTAATTTATTCGATGTTGAAGTCTTTTACCGTTATTGTATCATCGGTGATTTGTGCCTTTTCAGCCCAATATTCCTTCATTTCCACAAGTGCCTTTTCAATCCACTTTTCAAGTGTCTTGTAAGATATAAAAAGCTTAATTGTGGAAGGTAGCATGGCATAGGCTTTTTCAAGAACATAAGAGAATTTGAGCTTGCCAGCTTTTGAGCCATATATCTCTTCGGCTTCATCAACAATGACATAAAGAGCTTTATAGATAATTTCCTTTTTGCCCTTTAATGCAAGCACAATGAAGATTGCAAGAATTGCTAATATAATAAGCACCAAAATAAGCGTGTTCATAATTCACACATCCTTTCTTAAAGTCCGATTTGAGCTAAAAGAAAACCGATAAGGGCGGCTGCTACGGTCAAGATTATCTTTTCAACAAGAGAATCCCAACGTTTGCCCGGCTTTTCGGTTAAACTCTTCACATCACATTTGATTTCTTTCACATCGTTTTCCATGTTCTCTTCACGAACCGCCAAAGCCTTAACTGTGCCGACAAGTTCATCAAGATTGTCTTGGCGTTTTTCAACGGCATCCAAACGATGTGCATTTGATTTTGACCGGGCTTCAACCTCGGTCAATCTCTTTTCATGTGGTAAGTCCATAAGAAGTCAATCCTTTCATTTAGGGTCAGCCCCTTTCTTTTTGCATGTTATTTGCATTTAGCAATCACGTTTGCCCATGAACAGCCCGTTCCCACACCGCTTGTTTTGAATTGCATTATGCCTGTTGTGTCTAACAGGGTATATGCCTGTGGTGTTGAAAAGTCATCATATAAACGAACGCCGTCATCACCGAGCCATATTGCCTTGGTAAGACCCCCGGCTTCAAAGGTTGCATACATTGAACCGTCTGTAACATTCCAATTGCCGACTTTTCCGCCATCTTTAACGTTTATCACACCTGATATATTTGCATTGGTTGCTGTAATCGTGCCATCCTCATTCAAGGTGAAATTATCACTTTCAATGGTAATTCTACGACCTATCAACCTAACCACTGCATCCGCATTGTTGACCATTTCAACAACTTGGTCATTATCTTCCACATCAACTTTTGTTTCAAGCTGCGCCGAAATATTTTGTTCGGTTTTGGCGATTTTGTTTGCAACGGTGGTCACATAATTGCTTAAATCATTTGTGAAGGTTTTTTGTGTTTTTGATTGATATTGCGTGAAGCTCATGATTGTCTTGCCAACCGTGATTTTTGTGTTTTGTGGGGCAAGTAAATCAATGTCCAAAGCAGTTAAATCAAACTTGTTATTGATGCCATGTGGCTGGGTGTAAACATTTATTTTTTTATAAATGCGGAAGGACCTGATTTGTGCATCGGTGCAATTCAAGTCAACCGCCGTGACTTTGATTGTGTTTGGGATTTTTGTGGAATCTCCATTCAAGAAATCAATTCCACGGTTTAGAAGATTATTTGTTTCGGTCACGTCATCCCAAGTTGTTTCATCCCTTGGTGCAAAGCGCCATCCATAAGCAGAAACGGCGCTTTTTGAATAAAGGACGTCACCAATCTTAACAATGTCATCTGTAACATCACAATCAGGCAGATTTTTAATAGTTAGCTTGCTTGTAGAACCGCCAACTATATCACCATACATGCCTTCATACACTTCACCATTTGATTGTGAAGATTCTGCACCTAAAGGAATGATGGCAGAATATGTTCCCGAAGCATTGGCATTTTGGGAAATATCAAGCATGTTTTCACCATAAGTGATGCCCTGCTCGTTTTCTTCCGTGAATTCTGCAAGATAGTCAATATAATTGCCATCCTTTGCATAGCGAATGCAAAGGAAGCCACCAAGTGTTGAATTAAAGAGCTTTCCATCAAGCTCTTTCCATGTGCTTGGGTAATCAGATGAAGCCCTATTGATGGATTGACCATCAAAGCCAACAACGTTGCCCAACTTGAATTGTTGGAATGGTTCAACCTGTGCATTGTGTTGTGATATAAGCCATGAAAGATAGAATTCAACTTCTTTTCCGTTCTCTGATGCAGAAATATAAGATGCATCTTCAACAAAATCATCAGGGAACACATAAGGACGTACCACCGAATCATTGAAGTAAGACATAGCGCCTTCAAGGTCTACATCCTTGCAATTGTCAAAATCTTTGGTGTCCTCGGTCATTCGACCACGGAAGAGGACACCATATTCATCTTTTACTTCAAAAATCGAACGAAGCGGAAAAAGCTTTTCAATGTTTGGATGATTGTAATATATCTTGAATGAGCCTTCACCGACTGTGTTGACTTCTGTCTTTATCTTCGGATTGCCCAAGATATATTCATCATAACGGGCATCAAGAAGGGTGTACCCGTCACATGTCATTATGTACATTTACAAGTCCCCTTCCCGATATGAAAATTTTATAGTTCCGCCCGGATAGTTTGTTGATTTTAAGGTCATAATATTTGTACCTTCTGCAAGGCGGATATTTAAGTCCTTAAAAGGGGCAGATGCATGCATCCCCAAGGGATATTCTTTACTATATCCATTGAAGCTTATTGAAAATGAGCAGTTTGCTTCGATTGTAGGAACAACCCGCTTTTTCCCATTAGGCAAAACGATTGTTCTTTCCTCGGTACTCGCCAAGTCAAATGACATAAAGGTTTCATGCTGCTTCATTTTATAAGGCGCACACCTTACATTAACAACGATTTGACGAAGATTTTTGTTTGCAAAATACTCATTTACCGTGCATCTGCCTTCAAGGTAATAATCCGGGTCTTTCTCGATTGTGATTTTGCACCGCTTGCCATTTAAGGCATTGGAAACCACAGTCTGCCTTTCCTCAAAGGTTAGGTCATCCCCCGGGAAGACCGTGAAAGTGAATGCAAATTCACGGTCATTGTATTTGACTTCACCTGTTGCTTCGGTTGCATCGATTGAACCATCACCACCGGGGATGTCAATGAAGTTTGTTTTTGGTTTTGCAGGGACTAAAACAAAGGGTGCAAGGACAAGGTTCAAATCACGAAAAGAATGTATATCATCAAATAATATGCCTGTTTCTATCATTTATCTTCCCCTGTCCTTTCTTACTTTGATTTTGCCTAAACCTTCATCAATCTTCGGCAAGTAATGAGCTAAAACCGTGCCATCATCTGCAACAATATCATGCCCGGCAGCTTCAAGAATCTGTGGGAAGTATGTCGCAAGAATCTCAATAAGGTGCTGAAGGTAGACAACAATGATGTTGTTTTGTGAAGCCACCGCATCTGAAATCATGCCCATGACTGTGCTTGTTCCACCAATCATTTCACCACCCGGCACTTCTCCGCCACCTTGAAGCATACCCGTTTCGGCATTGTAGCCAAAGATTGTGGGCTTTGTCATCACCATAGGATTGTCCATGGCTTTTGCATACCACTCAATGCCCAGCTTGGGAATTGAGCCTTTGAGCAAGTCACCGATTTTCCATCCTGAAGGTGACACTTTGAAATGTGGCATCTTGATTTTCGGGAATGAAATTTTCATGCCCGTGAAGAAGCCTTTGATTTTGTCAACAATGCCCTTGATTTTATCCCTTGCGGATTCAATGGGTTTGGTTATTTTTGATTTAATATCATTCCAAGCCTTAGATGCGGTTGTTTTTATTCCATTGAAAGCATTGGATGTTGCGGATTTTATGCCGTTCCATACCGATGTAACAACAGATTTAACGCCATTCACGGCGCTTGAAACCACAGATTTAATGCCATTCCAAACGCTTGATATTGTGTTTTTAATAGCATTCATCACAGAAGATATGACATTCTTGATAGCATTCCAAACCGTGCTTAAATGGTTTTTAATAGCATTGATGATGTTAGAAATTGCGTTTTTAACACCCTGCCAATCACCTTTCAGAATGCTCGAAATAATCTTCATGACATTCTGAATAATGGTCTTGATAGTGTTCCATGTGGAAGAAATAACTGTTTTAATCGCATTGATAACATTACCAATCACATTCTTGATTGAATTCCAACAGGTTGTCACTACGTTTTTAATGGCATTTACAACTGTGCTAATGAAATTTTTGATTGTTCCCCACACCTGTTCAATCATTGTCTTTAATTGTGCAAGTCCGGGAACGTTTCCAAGTTTCGCCCACATATTGCTGAACCAATCACCAACAGGCGCAAAAACGTTCTTTATAGCTTCCCAGATGCCTTTGAAAATGGCGGGAATAGCCTGAACCAAAGAGCTGAATATTTGCGGCAGTGCTTTAACAAGCCCTAACACAACTTGAATGCTGGCTTGAATCATGATTGGCAAATTCTGCAATAGCGCCGTGACTACCATTGCCACGATTTGCGGTAATGCATCAACCAAGGCTTGTATAATTTGCGGAAGGGCTGCTACAATACCTAATGTCAAGGACATCATTCCTTGAATGAATGCCGGAAGGTTCTGAATCAATGCATTGACAATGCTTATTATTATTGCCGGAAGATAGTCAATTATTGGTTGAATTATCTGCGGCAACATTGTGCAAAGCATCACAATTATATCTATAATTCCCGTAATAAGTTGCGGAAGCAATGTCGGAAGTGCCGACACCAAAGATTGCATTATTCCCGGCAATGCTGATATTAGTGCATTCATGATGGTCTGTACACCTTGAATGAGTGCAGGCAAAGCCCCCATTAGTGCATTAAGGATGGCGGGTAAGGCAGCCACAAGCCCATCAATTAAGCCCGTTGCTCCCTCGATAAGTGCCGGCAAAACCTTTTGAAGCAATGTCGGAATTAAGGGAACAAGCTTTTTAACAATTTGTGTGAAGCCCGTCATTAGCTTGGGGAACATTTCATCAATGTTCTTGACAACTACATCTGCCAAATTTGAGAATGACGAAACAACATCATCCACACTACCCGCACCTGATAAGAAGTTTGAAAATGCCGCTTTTGCCGTTCCAAGTGAGCCTGCAAGGGTTTCATTTTCCTTTGCATAGTTGCCTGTTGCATAGGCGGTTTTGTCCATAAACATTTCCATTGCAAGAGCAATTTTCTCTTGGTTGGTCATTTCCTGTGTGGTCTTGTTTATGCCCTTTTCCAATGCGTAGGCATTCAGGGTGGTGTCATTCATTGCAACACCAAGGTTGTCCATCATTGTGAAGTTGCCCTTGGCTGCGCCCGCAATAGCTTCCATTGCGGATGCCGTATCAATACCCATGATTGAAGCAACGTCTGCCGCCCTCTGCATTGCATCTTGCGACATTGTCATTGCTTCTTCGGTTTCAAAGCCTGCGCCCTTGAAGAGTGCGCCCATTTTGTTTGCGGTAGCAAGGTAGTCCGAAGTTGACAAGCCCATGTTGGAAAAGGCTTCTTTTGCCTTGCCTTGTATCTTATCGGCATACTGACCGAATACGGCTTCAGAACCGCCCATGTTTTGTTCAAGCTCGCCTGCGGCACTTAATGCCTTGACCGTTACACCCGCAATTGCAGTGGAAGCCAC